GTTCGGGGACATTCTTAATCAACACGGCGGGTCAACCCGTCGTATCTGGCACGGTCATCTCATCCACGGCGTTCAATGCGCTGACGGCTGACCTTGCCACCGGCCTCTCGACTGCCATCACGAAGGATGGTCAGACGACGGTTACGGCTAACATCCCGATGTCCACCTACAAGTTCACGGGGCTTGGGGTGGGTTCTGCCGCCACGGACTCTGCGAATTTGTCGCAGGTGCAGTCTACGGTTACCAAACTGCTTAACAGCGTCTCTGGGGCCGACACCATCACGGCGACTGCCTCGCCTACCCTTGCTGCCTACGCCGCTGGACAGATGTTCTACTTCGTCGCAGCGGGTGATAACACCACCTCTGTCACGCTGAACATCGACGCGCTCGGCGCAAAGGCTGTGACCCGTGACGGGTCTACCGCCCTTGCTGCTGCGGATATCAAATCCGGCGAGGTGGTGGTAGTCGTCTATGACGGCACGCGCTTCCAAGTCGTCTCGCAATTGAACAGCGCGGGTAACGCAACCTTTGCCAATGTCTCCATCACCTCGGCGCTCAATGTTGGCGGCGTAGCGACTTTTACGAACAACCCTGTCCTCTCCGGCAACACGGCGAACGGCGTGTTGTACCTGAACGGCAGCAAGGTGGCGACGAGTGGGTCGGCGCTGACCTTTGATGGGACTTATTTTACTGCCAACGGGCTGCGACTGGCTGGTACTGATGTAACGAATACGATTTATCAGGCAACTGGCGCGTTAGGCATTTCGACTGGAAGCGCAAGCGGGATAACTTTTTACACCAATCTTGCGAACAGATATCAAATTGACGCGACTGGTGTTGCCGTGTGGTCTGTCGGCGGCAGCGAATCCATGCGGCTCACCTCGACGGGCCTCGGCATCGGCACGGCGAGTCCTGTTGCGCGGTTAGATGTATTCAAAACATCAAACGACACCGTTTCAAGAACCAACGCTGTTGGTGCTTTTGGTGACTATGCATCCTTGGGCGCTGGTTTGTTGCTACAGCAAACTTTGAGTTCTCCGTATGGCTTTGCTTTGCAAGCCGCCAATGCGGCAAACAGCGTTCAGTTCCCGTTGCTGCTGAATCCGTCCGGCGGCAATGTCGGCATCGGCACGACCACCAACGCGCTGACCAATGTCTTGACTGCCTACCGTTCTGGCTCCACGCAGTCGGCTATGGCTGCTGGCAACAGCAACACCGGACTAAACGGCACCCTGTTCGGCGTGGACACGGCTGGCAACGGCATCGTTAACCAGACGCAAGTTTTGCCGCTGATTTTCAGCACGAGCAACACCGAACGCGCACGCATATTAAGCACGGGCGAATTTTTGGCTGGTGCAACATCTGCTATATCCGTTGCCGGGGTTTCTGGATTTCATGGATTATCGGCAGATGCTAACAACAAGTGGGCTACTGTTGTTCGAAACACTACAAGCAGCACCCCGTTTGGTTTGGCAATTAATTATTCCGCAGCCGCTCCAAACAACACTTCTAGCAATTTTGTTTATTGCTACGACAGCGGCGCACTTCGCGCATCTATTCGTGCTAACGGTGGTTTGGCTAACTACCAAGCAAACAATGTTGACCTGTCCGACGCTCGTACGAAGAAAGACATTGCTCCTGCTGCGTCCATGTGGGGCAAAGTGGCTGCGCTTGAGATTGTTGCCTACAAGTACAACGACCAGACGCATGACGATGTAAACCTTGGCGTTATCGCGCAGCAAGTAGAAAGCGTTGAGCCGGTGTGGGTTGACGCTGACGGGTTTGGTGACACCCCGGAAGACGGTGTTCCGCTCAAGACGGTCTATACGAAGGACATCACATTTGCCGCCATCAAGGCGCTGCAAGAAGCAATGGCGCGTATCGAAACCCTTGAAGCCAAGGTCACCGCTCTGGAGTCCAAGTAATGTCCGACATCACCCTCACCCTCACCCTCGAAGAAGCCGTCGCATTGACGAACCTCGTCGGCTCACTCCCAACGGCGCAGGGTGCGTATCCCCTGTTCCAGAAACTTAAATCGCAGGTCGAACCGCACCTGCCCAACGAAAAGGAAGCAAAGCAATGACTACGATTACTTGGGTTATCGAACGACTCGACTGTGTGCCGCAGACCGCCGAAGGCGCTGACTATGTTGTGACGGCGTACTGGCGCTGCAACGGCGTGGACGGGGACTACAGCGGCACGGTCTATGCCACCAGCGGGTTCCCGGTAGTGCAAGACAAGTCCTTCACCCCGTATGCCTCGCTCACGCTCGACCAAGTGCTTGGCTGGGTCTGGGCCAACGGCGTGGACAAGGCGGCTACAGAGGCTGCGGTAGAGGGTCAGATTGAGGCCCAGAAGAACCCGCCGATTGTCGCGCCGCCGTTGCCGTGGGCTGTGTGATGACCACCATTGATGCCACCGATGCTAGATTGACTACGCACGAGGAAGTGTGCGCGGTCAGGTACGAGGCCATCCATGCGCGTCTGAAGCGTATGGAGAACCTGTTGGTCAAGGTCGGTGGAACCATCATCCTCATCCTGCTGACGGCGTTTGGCACGGTGACAATGATGTTCTTGGAGACGGTCAAGTGAGCCAAATGAACTTTGGCGAAATCATGAAGATGCTGGTGCCTGTCCTGATTGCCTGCATTGCATGGCTCTTGGGGCAGGTCACTTCCTTCAGCACCCGCCTGACCCGTATCGAAGGCCAGATGCCTGCGCTCATCACGCCGGAAGGGGTGCCGACCGACAGCCCAGTTTCGGCAGAGCGTCGTCAGCGTCAGAAGGAAGAACTGCTCGACAAGATTTATGACCTGCAGATGCGGGTCAAATTGCTTGAGCAAAAGGAGAATAATTGATGATTCCCGCAGCCTTGTTGCCCATAATCCAGCCGTTGCTCTCCAACGGGCTTAACCTCGTTGCCAACGCCGTTATGGCGAAGGGCAAGAAGGTGGTCGAGGAAAAGTTGGGCGTGGAACTGAAGCCGGATATGTCCCCGGAGGACTTGGCGAAGATTCAGATTGCACAGATGGAGCATGAGGAAGAACTGCTGAAGTTGCGTTTAGAGGAAGACAAACTCGACCTCGCAGAACTGCAAGCGCGGCTGAAGGATACAAACGATGCTCGGGAGCGTGAGGTGCAGATTGCAAACTCCGACAAGGCACCGCTCATCAACAAGATTGTTACCCCCGTTCTCGCGCTGTCTATCCTGTTGCTGACCTTCGTACTGTTTGGCGTGGTCATGTTTGATGGTAGCCCTGTGGAGGCAAGCCGCAAGGACATCCTCATCTTTGTACTCGGAGTGCTGAGTTCCATCGCGTCGCAGATAGTGTCGTACTACTTTGGCTCCTCGCAGGGCAGCAAGGACAAGTCCGACGCGCTAAAGGAGGCCATCAAGTGAGTCTCGTAGCAGAACAGGCGGCGTTCCTGTTGGATGTCGCCAAACTCATCAACAAGGCAACCGAGTTGGGCTTTGTCGTCACGGGCGGCGAACTTGCACGCACCCCGGAGCAGCAGGCTATCTATGTGAAGTCTGGGCGCTCCAAGACGATGAACAGCATCCACCTCAAGCGGTGCGCCATCGACCTCAATTTCTTCCGCGACGGCAAACTCTGCTACGACATCCCGGCGCTCACGCCGGTTGGTGAATACTGGCAAAGCCTTTCACCGAAGAACCAATGGGGCGGGTTCTGGAAGTCGTTCAAGGATGTCCCGCACTTCGAGCGCAGGGTGTGATGGAGAGGGTGGAATCGAACCACCGTTAACGGAGTCAAAGTCCGTTGTCCTACCGCTAGACGACTCTCCAGCCGTTTACCAAGTATCGCGGTAGCCCCGACTGCATCGCCAGTTAGGGGGCGGTACGCGGCTCCATTTGTACTGCCGTCGCGTGCTTACTTTGCTGAACCATTCGACAAGCCATCTGACCATAACGCCTCCACCGAGTAAGACTGTGAGGGAGATTGTTAGTCCTTTGGCGGGTTGCCCGAGAGATGGCTCGGGTCAACCCAATGCAGTTTGTTGTTCGGGTACGCGATAAGCGGCCCCGACTCCAGCCGGATGATGTGGTGGTCTTTGCTCTGGTCGGACACTTCCGACCATCCACCCTGATGCCAGAACACGCTGAACAGGTAGACCCCCGGTCGCCATACCCCGTCACGGCCCCTTGCTTGGACGCGGTGACCCCGCAGGAACTCCATTTCCCTGACCTCGGCATGGCGACTGAAGGAGTCCCACCAGCAGACGAGTTCTAAAGCCATTGGAGGGCATGGCTTGCTAACAAGGGCATGGATAGGCACCCTCGCCCATTGCGCCCCACAGGCCGCCATAACGCTAAACATGGGTACTCGGGCAGGTTCAGCCCGGAATCCAAAGATGGTACAGGGGGTAAACTCCCCGCTGCCCGTCTGGTGGTCATATAGGAATTCGTTGCGGATGTACGCCGGGGTGTAGGGGGTATCTACTACGAAGGTCACAGTAGTCCCTCCCTGTTTAGTTGGGCGATTGTCCTGACCATGCCTTCTAAATGCAGCAGGCGCACATAGTCGCGGTCAAGGTCGGTATGCGCTCGGCGGTCGATGGCGTCGTGGCAGGAGGAACACGCCCACGCCCCGATTAAATCTGATGGTGCTTTCATGCCCATGCCAGACACCCCGGCAAGCCTGTAGTGAGCCAGCACGGTTGTTTCGCTGTTGTGGTTGCAAACCTCGGGTATCCGCACCATGCAGCCTCGGCCCCTCGCCTCTTTACGCAGGTTCATACGACGGCTCCGGTATCACGATACCCATGTCCATGCACTTTGTTTCGAGGAACAACAGGTAATCGCTGAACTCTTGTTTGTTGAGCGCAGAGGAACGCTTGAGCGGTCGCATACGCTTACGCCCAAACCCCTCCAGCGTCTCCCATCCAAAACACTCGCCCAGAAAGTAGTCGTGCAAATCGTCACGATTCCATCCGCGCAACGCCTCTCCGCCACCTTCTATGATGGACGGATACACCACGCCCCACAGAAACTTGTTCTGTTGGTTGGTGCGCGGCCTGCGCCATTCCGTAACCTCAACCGCCCATGTCTTGAGCGGGTCAAGGTTAGACACCATACGCGCCACGACAGATGCCATTGCGTCGGGTCTGGTGCCTCGCGGGAAGATACGCTTCATCGTTCAGATGCTCTCACACGCGCAGCGGTCTGTTTCCATTCGTGCGCGTACTCGACATTCTGGTAGGTGTCGAACCACGGGCCACCCTCGGTGAAATGCACGCAGGTCGGGTCAGGAACCTGCGCCCGTGTGTGCCAGCCCTCAAGGTAGTTGAAGGTTGTCGGCAGTTCACCGATAACCCTGTCAGCGGCCCACATGAATCGGTGCAGATACATTCCCGTTTCTGTGTTTACGATGTCAGGCGTTAACCCTTGCGTCATCGGGTGTTCGCAGTTGAACCACATAAACGACGACCAGTTTTTGCGGGGATAGACCCGCTGTGCTTGACCGTCCATCTTGGTCAACGCAGTAGGACGGTAGTCGTGTTTAACAACCCATGTCGCAATGTCTGGGTTGGAATATTCGAAAAGCGACTGGAGGCTTTTGCGAACCAGAAAGTCGCAATCCATGAACAACGCTCGACCCCTAAAGTTGCAGAGCGCAGGAACGAGGAACCGCGAGAAACTGAACTCCGTCGCTGACATGGGGTCAGGCGCACGCCAGTACAGCCCCATCTCACGCAGGTCGTCTAGTCGCAGCGCCAACACCTCGGCATCCATATGCTCAAGGATGGAGGCGCGTGCGACCTCATACGCGATATCCTCGCGGCTGTCGTAGCCAATGAAGATTTTAAGTTTCAAAACGGCAAATCCTTGTCATCGTCGAACGGGGTTTCGTCCATCACCGGGGCGCGTTTCGGTGCGGCAACCTTGGCCTCGAACCGCAGGGACATGAACGCATCGCCGGTCTTCTGGCTGCGCTTAATCCATGCGCTGATGTTGAGGTCTACATTGTCGATGACGGCAGAGCCGCGATAGTCCGGTCGCTTGTCGTTGTTTTTTTTATCGTTTTTGAACAAAACGCCGGTCATGTTGTTGTCGTATTTCACAGGCTTACCTTCTCCAGTTTGTTGAGATTGTCGTCAAGTTCCGCAAGGAATTTCTTTACTTCGGCTTCCAGCATGGCGATGTAAACATCGTCACGCGGGACACGAACTATTAGCAGTTGCAGACGCTCGGGGAGGCGCGGGTCAAATGACACGAAATCGCACCACGGTCTGCCGGTGCAGGCCATCTGCCATTGCATCTGCGTGAAGTATTTAAGCGGCGGCAGTTCTGCCAAAACATACTCAAGATGGGTGGCTGTGTTGGCACATTTCACCTCAATCAAACCCTCCTCGGCAAAACCGTCAGGGCTGGCTCCAGACATTGCCACGGTCGGGTGGTCGATAAACCCTACCTCCTCAACCAAGATGCCCGTCTTGGCGCTGTACGCGGCTCTGGCTTGCGGCTCGGTCTGGGTACCCCATTCCATCGCGGCGTTACTGAACCCTTGTGCCTTCTGCCCCGTGAGGCGTTCCACCACAAGGTCGGCAAGGTAGTTAGCGCGACCTGCGCCATAGCCGCTTTTGGTCTTGGCGATGACATCAGCAACACGCGATGCCGTGACCTTGCCGATGCGTGCGGCAAACCATTCGTCTGTACGCTGTTCCATCAAGCAAGCCTCAATACTTCAATGCATCGCTTGCTGCGGTTTATTGAAGTCAAAACAGAGCCTTTACCCCAAATTGCGACACAATGCGAAGCAATGCCGCTCCGCAGAGATTCACCGTCAAACATATCAAAAGGAATTTCAATCAATCCTTTAGGCTGTAAACTTGCAATGTATGGCTTGTAATGCAGGGCTACGCTTCCCATCGGATATTTCAAGTTTCGGCGTTTGCGTTTTGTTGTTTCCAATTGCAAATCACCCTGCACATATTTTGTGCCGTCAGGCAATACAATTACGAATTTAACGGCAGGCAGGGCTTGCAAAATAATAATTGCTCGGTCAAATAGAGAATTCATGTCAACTCCTTCTTGCGTGCGCTGAAAGCATTTATGTGCGTTGCGCGGGTGGCAGCATCAAGCGATTTGAAAAGCGCAAGCAGCGTAGGCTGGTCAGCGGCGGCTGCAATTTGCGCCAACACCTCGGGGTTAGGCTCTGCCTTTTCTGCTTCCGGCAAATCCTCACCTGCGTAGATGTAGAGGCCAAGGCCGTGCATGGCGATGGCTTTTGCAAGGCAGCGCATGATGGCGGTGTTTACGGCAAACGCATCCGGGTCAACGATGGCTTTATTGCGGTTGTCCATGACAGGCAGGATGCAGGTCTTGATGTCGCCCTTTATCTCGACGCTCACCTTGACCATCGCCGTGCCGTTACGCAGAACCATAACGGGGCTGTTGTCCCATTCGTGCGCCGTCCACCTTGCGCCGGGGTCAATCTTTAGCACCTCGGCCCACGCCCATGCCCACGACAGGTAAGACAGGTTGCCCTTTTTCTCAAGATGCCCGTTGACATTGATTTTCAAAAGTTCTGACATTTCGTGCTCTCCTCAATCATTTGTTTGAGTTCGCGCCGCAATTCGTTGTGGCGGTCGATGTCGGCTTGCGTCCAAGTAAGGATGACCGGCTCGGTGTAGTACCGGCGTTCCTCGCACTCGCGTTGCTGTTGCCAATCGTCCATCAAAACGCCCTCAAGCCAAGCCACGCGAGGGCGGCAAAGATGGCAAACAAAAAGAGATACAGGCCGATGGTTTTCATTCCGTCACCTTGATGAGCAGGTGTGCCAGCGATTGTTCAACTGTGGCGTACTCCTCCGCGCACAACGCCAGCCGCCAGAACATATATGCGTCATCCGTTTCGTCTGCGATGTCCTGCACCAACGCACAGTCGGCAGGGCTGCGGGTATGAACCATTCGCGCCCATGCGGCACGAAGGGTCTTGTCGGTGATGCGGCATTCAAGGTGAGCAAGTTCGTCCCAGATGTTCACAGGTTGTCCTCCCACGAGCGGCGGCGGTCGAGTCGGTCTTCAGCGGCCCAGTCAGCGTCGCGCTCGGCTTTCTCGCGCTCGGCAAACTCCGAGAGTTCGTGGGTGTGAACAAAGATGGGGGCCGGGAGGGTCAGCCAAGTGCCGTCCGGCAGTTTGATGGAGGTGATGGCGGCTGAATCCATCGTGCCGTCATTGCAGAACTCGAAGTCGAGTTCGCAATGCAACCCCTCGACCAGTTCGTACTCGCGTGTCATGTCAGTCATGTCTGTTGCTCCTATCTGTGGATTGACTCAACACCCATAGGTTAACACAGGTTACGGGTATGTCAACACCCCCCTTGCATTTATTTTCACGCCCGTTAACCTGCGCGGCATGGACATTCAGACCGCACTTGACGCCGTTGGAGGCCGCAAGGCCGAACTCGCCCGTAAGTTGGGGGTGTCCAAGCCTGCCGTCTCAAGGTGGGTAAAAGCAGGAAAATTGCCCGAGATGAGAGTCTGGCAATGGAAGGCTCTGGAAGCCTCGACCCCGCCGATTACAGCCGATTCCACAACTACCCCTGCCTAACCCCTAGCCCTGCCGCAAAGCCGCCAGAATCGTTCTGGTGCGGCTGCCTGTGCGATTGGACGCTACAGGACTTCCTTGGACGACTACCCAGAAACGACAAACCCTCCGTGAAGGAGGGCTTGACGCGGGCGGGGGGATGCCCTTACGCTAGAGATGCTGTTCTTGCGTGATGGTTAATTTACACCGCTGTTCTAGCCGTGTCAAACACCCCACCACGCAGCCCCTCGACACGGGCTAAATCTGTCGCCAGCGGGGCCGGTGCAATTCCGGTTGGCGAAAGCCACGACCTCGGGCTGGTTAAATTGCCGGGGCGGGTCAGAAAGACGGCATACGGGCATACCGTGGGCCTCTTTAACTTCCACGAACACCGTGGGGGTTAGGGGGGCCTTCTCCCGGCTCCGAGCATTAGGGTTTAAGACAGGGGTTAAGAAAGATTTAAACCATTCCTAAATTTAAGATTTAGGAAGGTTTGTTTTTTTTCTTAAACGCTAAACTAAAATCGGTTGCGTTCACCTCCGTTAACGAGTACCGTTGAGCCTCCACAAACAGGAGACTGCGATGAACGAACTTGACGAAGCCGCATGGGAACGATGGGTCGCCTACAGGGTCGCCATTCGCAAGCCCATCAAGACCGCCAGCGAACACGCGATGAAGTTGAAACTTTCGCGGTATGGCGCTGACCAAGATGCTGTGGTTAACCAGAGCATTAGTAACCAATGGCAGGGCTTGTTCGAACTCAAGGACAAGAAGAAACCCGACCGCCCAACCAAAAGCCCGGAGCAGAAGGCGCAGGACGATGCGATGTTCATCGCCGCGCAAGACCGTGCCAGTCGAGGCTGGGACAAGCAGGAACCTACCCCGCTAAACCGACTCAAGTTGTGCGATGCGCTCTGGGCGCGGTACACCGTCGAGGAGGGCGCAGACACAGCCGAGCGCATGGAATGGCTCCGTGGTGTCGTTGCGATGCACCTGCGCGATGCGCCTGCAAAGGATGTGTTGGACAACCCGAATCTCAAGACGATGGTGTTTTGCTTGTTTGGCCCCCGTGGCATCTCACGGCTCAAAGAGCGTCAGGAGGTGCAGCCGTGAACCGCGAGAACATCATTGCGATGGTGCAAGAGGCGGTTATTGAATTTCCAAACGCAAACCCGTTTGATTTTAGACTCCTACAAATTGAAACGATTGAACGCTTTGCCGCCCTAGTTGCCGCAGCAGAACGCGAGGCTTGCTGCAAAATCGTTCACGGTCAATGCGAGTCTGACAATGTTGCTCAACGAACTGTGGACGCTATCCATGCGCGGGGACAGGAGGTGCAGCCGTGATTCTTGTTGGCGACTGCATCAAATCCATGCGCGATCTGCCCGACCAATCGGTGCATACCTGCGTGACTTCGCCTCCGTATTTTGGGCTGCGTGACTACGGACACGACGGGCAAATTGGCCTTGAGCCTACGCCGGACGAGTTTGTTACCAAACTGGTCGAGGTGTTCCGCGAAGTGCGGCGCGTGTTGCGGGATGACGGTACGCTGTGGCTGAATTTGGGCGACAGTTATGCAAGTTCTGGCAGAACTGACCGTAAAGAGTCGCCGGGTGTTGGCGCAAAGCAGGAAATGAAAGCCCCCGGTAGAAAACTTATATGGGAGGCGGGAGGTGGTCACAATTTTTCGTGGTTTATTCCAGACGGCAACGGCGGGAAGATTAAACCGAAAGACCTTATGGGCATCCCGTGGCGCGTAGCCTTTGCCCTGCAATCGGACGGCTGGTATCTGCGGCAGGACATCATTTGGCACAAACCGAACCCGATGCCGGAGAGCGTGACCGACCGCTGCACGAAGGCGCATGAGTACATTTTCCTGTTGTCGAAGTCGCAGCGGTATTACTTCGATGCGGAGGCCATTGCCGAGCCTGCGATAAATGCAGGAAAAGTCGTTACGAACAACAACGGGAAAAATGGCCAAATAAGTGATTTTGGTGTTACTCGTGGCGGCTTTATGAAACCGGAAGGAGTGACCGTTAAAGACACCCGCAATCGCCGTTCCGTCTGGACGGTGACGACCAAGCCTTTTAAGGGGGCGCATTTTGCCACCTTCCCGCCTAACCTTATCGAGCCATGCGTTAAGGCGGGGTGTCCAGAAGGCGGCACCGTCCTCGACCCATTTGGCGGCAGCGGTACGACCGGACTTGTGGCGCAAACATGGAGTCGCAAATTTATTTTGTGCGAATTAAATCCAGAATATGCACAAATGGCGCAAAATCGGATTGCAGCAGAACGCGGACTTTTTTCAGAGGTGTCGCGATGACCCGCACCTGCAAGCAATGCGGTCAGAAGTTTTTCGGCGCATCGAGCATCCTCCAGCATCGCAGCGGCGCGTGCGGTGGCGAGGAACTGCTAAAATCTCGCGGCTGGGTCAAGACCCGCGCAGGTTGGGTATCGCCACAACGCGCCATGTTTGACGCCAAACGCCGTGGAGTTTGAACGGCTGATGAAGAACCGAGATGCGCCGCACATTGACTACGGCGCGTTCCTCGGCCTACTTCCGAACAACCCGAAAGCCTGTCCGTGCAACATCGACGGCATCATCGAGAGGAAGGGCAAGTTCCTCGTACTCGAATGGAAGCGCGAAGGCGAAAATACATCGGAAGGGCTACGCCGAACCCTACAGGCACTTGCAGGGACGCCGGGCTTTCAAGTGTGGATAGTGCGCGGCGACACGGACGACGGGCTTCGCATCGGCAAGTTCTATTCGGTGCCGCCCTTCGGTAAAGCAAAACTGTTAGGCGAAGGCGTGGACGAGTTTATTAAGATTTACAGGATGTGGTACGAGTACGCCGACGGGCTGTTCTGATGCGCTACGCCGCACGACGGGATGCGAATGATGCCGCCATCACCGAAGCCGTCAGAGCCGCAGGGTTTACGGTTTACGACCTCGGGCTGGCGGGTCAAGGCGTACCCGACAAACTGGTTACGGCTCCCGGCTTTGCCGCGTTCCTTGAAATCAAGACCCCGACCGGCAAACTGCGAAAGGGTCAGGAACGCTTCAAGGAGGCGTTTGAGCCGCTCGGGATGTGGTACCTAGCCCGTGACCCTGTTGAGACGGTAGCGTGGCTTCAGATGCGGCTAACGACGACCCAGAAACCCTGACCCATCATCTGGTGGTGTTGGAGGTGGTGTATATGGAACCGCTCACAGAGGCGGGGGAGCCACCAGCGTGCGGGTTCTTGGATGAGGTGGGCATTGCGCCCGTCCGACAGCACCTTGACCGCCGCCCCCGTATGGATGCTGAAGAAGCCGATGCGCGGCATGATGCTGGCAAGGTCATCCAGCACAGCGTCGAGCCGGTCGGGTTCGATGTGTTCAAGGACATCAATGCAGCAGACCATATCAGCCTCTACGGGAGGCCCATACTCCGGGAAGGCTGGGTCATAGGGGCGGTAATCAAACTCAAGACCAGCGCCCTGTAGGGCGGTTTGGAGGTGTTTCTTGCCTGCCCCGTAGTCGCTGATTGATTTAACCTCATTGTCCACCGCCAATTTGGCGACGATGGGGGCAAAGGCGATGGAGGCCACGCCGTAGTTGGGGTTGGTGTGCAGTTCGACCTGCTGGGCGCGGTACTCGTCGGAAATGGTGTTCATGCTTGCAACTCTCTGTGGGAGGGCATAGCATCATCGTAACCCAAAGTGGGGGGAAAAATGGCTTCGCACGAAAAAAACGCCGCGTTGTTTGTCGGAACGATGTTCCACAGCGCAACCATCACGCATTTGCAACACCTCGCCACGAAATCCTACGCCCAACATCAGGCGCTTGGCGCGTACTACGATGCAATCCCCGACCTTGTTGACGCTTACGCCGAGGCGTACCAAGGGCGTTACGGCATCATCAGCGGCTACGATGTCGAGTTCCACAAGCAGCGCGACCCCAAGGCGTATGTGAAGGGGCTGCTGACCTTTTGTGATGAAATTAAACCGACGCTCCCAAAGGACAGCGACCTCGTTAACCTGTTTGACGCGGTTGTGGATGCCGTGACGAGCCTTAAGTACAAACTCGAAAACTTGAGTTAACACATGGCAAAGCCTGCGCCATCACGGGTTGCCGCCGCGCTCGACTACTTGGAGCGGCTGAAGAGCCAAGCCGCCGAGTTTGGTGGCGGTGTGGTGGAGAACCTCGCAGACCGTGCTAGGAGCGTCGGAGGACTTGCATACGAGGCTCTGACGAGCGACCCCAACATGGGGCGTATGACGACGGCAGAGTACGCCCAAGCCGCCGACCGCCCAACCCCTCGCCTAGACCAAGCCGCCCAAGACCTCGGTACCATCGGCAAGGCAATCGTTACGCAGCCGGTTCAGACGGGCAAGGCTCTTGTGCAGGGCGAGGTTGAACGCGCACAGCAGGCGATGACCAGCCCCCGCGCTGCCGGTGAATACGCAGGGTCGATGGTTGACCCCATGCGGATAGCCGCCGCGCTACGCAAAACCGCCCCCATCGCTGAACTAGATGTGTACCACGGCACCCCGCATCGGTTCCCCGAAACGGAGGCCAACCCGTTAGGCGAGTTTGACGCAAGCAAAATAGGTACGGGTGAGGGCGAACAGGCTTACGGGCACGGAATTTACTTTGCCGAAAGTCCTGATGTCGCGAAAACATATCAATCAGCGCAAAGCCCACCAGCGCGAAAAGCAACGATGGCATTGCAAGCAACTGACGGAAATGTAAATAAGGCTATTGCTGCAATAAAAAAAGAAGTTGCAACAATGAGCGCCCACAAGGATTCGCCGTATTTACGGCAAGGCGCGTTCCAAGAGACGCAAGACGCGCTAAATTATCTGCAACAAATGAAAAAGGGCGCTGCACCACAAACGGGCGCGCTTTATACCGTCGACCTACCCGACGAAATGGTAGACCATATGCTCGATTGGGAAAAACCGTTAAGTGAGCAATCAGAGTTTGTAAAAGCCGCTATACGCGCCATGCCAAATGCGCCTGACGAAAGCAAATGGAAAAATTGGACGGGAGAATATTTGTATCGAATTCATCTTCAGCGCGGCGGAAGAGAATCACCAGAAAAACCGTTGAAAGTTACAGCATCGGAAAAATTACAAAACGCTAGTATCCCCGGCATCAAGTACCTAGACGCAGGTAGTCGTAGTCGCGGATTGAGCGCCACCGGAACGCGCAACTTTGTCGTATTCCCCGGCGAGGAAAAGAAGGTACGCATACTGGAGCGTAAGTAAGTTAACCCAAGGCAACAGCGGCAAAGATAGTTTCATTAGATAAACAATCAAGATATATTAACCCCGGTATGCCAGCAGGAAGACCCAAAGGAAGCCCGAACAAGTCAACCCAAGCAGCGAGGGAGGCTATCTCTCGTTTCGTAGACGGCAACGCAGACCGCTTGCAGGGCTGGCTTGACGAGATACACCAAGAGAAGGGCGCAGAGGCGGCGTTTAAGTGCTTCAGCGACTTACTTGAATACCATGTGCCTAAACTCGCACGCCACGAACACAGCGGCGTAGATGGCAAACCGCAGGAACTGAACATCCGTTGGGGCGAACCCAAGTAATGGCAAAGGGCGACCATCGGTATCGCCGGTCATTGTGGGATAGGTTCCACGATAAGGTTATGCCCGAGCCGAACACGGGTTGCTGGCTTTGGACGGGCGCGACGAAGGAACACGGATACGGGGTCATTGGCCTCGGTCGCCGCGATGAGGGAACCGCGAAAGCGCATCGAGTAGCATGGCGGCTTTACAGGGGCGATATTCCTAAAGGCGAGTGCATATTGCATCACTGCGACCAGCCTCTTTGCGTTAACCCGAATCATCTGTTCTGCGGAACGCTGTCAGACAATATGCAAGATTGCGTGCGTAAGGGCCGCAACTTCACGCCAAACAATCGTGGTCGCAATGCGAAATGGGCGCGGTTAACAGAAGATGCCGTGAAGGACATTCGTGCAAAAGCGTTGTCAGGCATTGAATACGCAAAAAAGTATGGCGTAAGCAAAAGCGCAATTTACGAAGTTTGGCGCGGGAAGAATTGGGCATGGATGTAGTCCTGCCATATAACCCTCGAAAGGCGTTTTTGCCTTTCCATGACAGGAGCAAGCGGTGGGCGTGTTTAGTCGCCCACCGCCGCAGGTGCAGGTAAAACAGTTGCAGCCGTCAACGACATCATTCGGGCGGCCATTATGTACAAGGGGCCAAACGGTTTGTTCGGATTCGTCGCGCCATACCAAAACATGGCACGGCGCATCGCATGGGATTATTTTAAGTTCTTCTCCGAACCGCTCATCAAGGACGCAAACGAGCAGCAGATGACTATTACGCTGGTTAACGGCGTAAAGGTCAGTCTGTTTGGAGCCGACAACGCAGATGCCATGCGCGGCCTCGGGTTCAGCGGTATCTACCTAGACGAATACGGCGACTTCAAGCCCAGCGTGTTCGGTAATGTCATACGCCCAGCCCTATCAGACAAGCAAGGGTGGGCTGTGTTCGCCGGTACGCCGAAGGGCAAGAACCAGTTCTGGGACATCTACGAGACTGCCCAACGCCTGCCCGATGAGTGGTTCCTGCTACGCCTACCCGCTAGCCAATCAGGGCTACTACCGCAGGGTGAACTCAACGCAGCAAAGGCGCAGTTGTCGGAAGACCAGTACCTCCAAGAGTACGAGTGCAGTTTCGAGGCGGCTATCCTTGGCGCGTTCTACGGCACAGAGATGCGACAGGCAGACCACCGCATCAGCCCAGAGGTGCAGCACGACCCCGGCTACCCTGTGTACACGGCATGGGACTTGGGCTACCGCGACGACACGGCTATCTGGTGGTATCAGGTCATCAGCGGCGAAGTGCGCGTCATCGACTTCTTCGCCATCTCGGGTGCAGACATCCGCGCTATCGCAGAGGTAGTCGTTAACAAAGGTTATCGGTATGCCAAGCATTACCTGCCGCATGACGCACGGGCAAAGAGCCTGCAGACGGGTCGCAGCATCGTCGAGCAGTTGGCCGACCACCTCGGGATAGCCAATCTGTCGGTGGTTCCTAACATTGGCCTGCAGGACGGAATCCAAGCAGTTCGCCAAATGTTGCCCCGAACTTGGTTCAATTCCGTAAAATGTGGCGACGGGATAGAGGCTTTACGGCAGTACCAACGGGAGTATGATGAGGACAAGAAAGCGTTCAGGGCATCACCCCGACATGATTGGACATCACACCCTGCTGACGCTTTCCGTATGTTGGCAGTTGCGTGGAGGCAGGAGCCTGCCGCGCAAAAGCCGTTAGAGGGCAAGGTGCTTATCGTTGGGCCGCAGAACGAAGTCACCCTTAACGATATGTGGCAAGTGCATGAGCGCAGCGTCTCAAGGAGGGCGCGAATATGAGTGGCGTTAATCTTCCGTATCAGTATCCCTACGAGACGGTCGCCGCCTCGCAGACCGCGCAGGTGCTTGGCACCAATGGCGCAGCAAACGACTACCTGCATCGCATCGTGGTGACGGTATCCACGGCTGTAAGTTCGACCGTTAGCATTATCGACGGCAGCACGACCGTGCTTGCAATCCCTGCCAACACGCCCATCGGTGTGTATAGCCTCGAACTTGGCCTCAACGCGGCTACCGGCCCGTGGAAGGTCACGACGGGCGCAGGCGCTGCTGTTCTCGCAGTTGGGCTGTTCAGCAAATGAACCGCAAGCCCGGACTCTACGCCAACATCCTAGCCAAGCAGGAGCGTATCAAGGCTGGGTCGGGTGAGCGTATGCGTAAGCCGGGAGAGGCTGGTGCGCCGACTGCAGCGGCGTTCCGCGAGTCTGCCAAGACCGCTAAACCCGAGAAGAAGGGTTACTAATGAGCGCAGCGTGGCAGCGGAAGGAAGGCAAAAATGAAAAAGGTGGCCTCAACGCAAAGGGCCGCGCATCGTATAAGGCCGAGACGGGCGGCACGCTCAAGCCTCCCGTGAAGGGTGGCGACAATCCTCGCCGCGCCTCGTTCCTCGCACGCATGGGCAACATGGCTGGCCCGATGGAGAAGAACGGCAAGCCTACCCGCCTCGCTCTCGCGCTGCGTGCGTGGGGTGCGTCGAGCAAAGAGGATGCGCGTGCGAAGGCTAGTGCCATCTCTGCGCGAAACAAGAAGGACTGAACATGGACGAGCGCGTTAGCCAAGAACTAGAGAAGTACCTGCGTGCTGTGGGTACTTACGAGAACGAGTTCGCCAAGTGGCAGGCGCGTGTCAAGAAACTCGTCAAGCGTTACCGCGACGATACCCGTGGCTCTGGCGGCAACGAGACGGCGAAGTTCAACATCCTGTGGTCGAATGTCCAGACGCTGATTCCTGCCGTCTACGCCAAACTCCCGAAGGCTGATGTACAGCGCCGCTTCGGTGACAACGACCCCGTGGGCCGCGTGGCATCACGCCTCATTGAACGCGCCGTAGACTTTGAGATTGAGCATTACCCCGACTTCCGCTCGACCATGAAATACGATGTCGAGGATAGATTCCTCGGCGGTCGCGGAACTTCGTGGGTGCGGTACGAACCCCATGTAGCACCAATCGGCGTTGAGGATGACGGTCTATCCATCACCTCGGACATCGAAGCCGGTGAAGGTGCGCCGCCGCCGCTGGAGCAGGTCGAGTACGAACGCGCCCCCGTTGACTATGTGCATTGGAAGGACTTCGGGCACTCTCAAGGGCGCACTTGGGAAGAGGTAGGACAGGTATGGCGCTGGGTCTACATGACCCGTGAGGCCATCGTGGAGCGGTTTGGCGAGGAGATGGCACGCACCATCCCGACCGACCAAGGCCCGGAGACGCTCAACGCTTACCGCGACAGCAAGCGTCAGTACAACCTCGCCAAGATTTGCGAACTCTGGGACAAGGAGACGCTGAAGGTCTATTGGTTCTGCAAGGGGATGCCGCACTTTATCGATGTGCGCGACGACCCGCTCGGCGTGGAAGGGTTCTTCCCCTGCCCGAAACCGTTGTACGCCACGACGACCTCGGACAACCTCGTACCCGTCCCTGACTTCGTGCTGTACCAAGACCAAGCGATGGAGTTGGACATCCTGTCCGACCGCATCGACGGATTGGTGAAGGCTCTGCGGGTGCGCGGCGTGTATGACGCAAGCCAGCCTGCGCTCCAGCGCCTGATGACCGAAGGCGACAACAACGCCCTCATCCCGGTAGACAAGTGGGCAGCGTTTGGCGAGAAGGGCGGCCTCAAGGGCAGCATCGACCTTCTGCCGCTCGACACCATCGCGCAGGCGCTTCTGCAATGCTACCAAGCGCGTGCCGACATCAAGGGCCAGATTTACGAAATCACGGGCATCGCTGACATCATCCGTGGTCAGTCTGCCGCCTCGGAGACTGCAACGGCGCAGCAGATTAAGGGTCAGTACGCTGGCCTGCGTCTGCGGTCGATGCAGGAGGATGTGGCGCTCTACGCTACCGAGGTCATCCGGCTGAAGGCGCAGGTGATGTGCCTGCATTATCAGCCGCAAACCATCCTCGCCTATGCCGCCGCCGAGCAGATGTCAGACGCTGACAAGGCGCTCATCCCGCAGGCGTTGCAACTCATCCGCGACAAGCCGCTGCGTAACTTCCGCATCGACATCGCCGCTGACAGCCTTGTGCAGATTGACGAGGCGCAAGAGAAACAAGACAGGATGCAGTTTTTGCAAGCCTTCGGTGGGTTCTTGCAGCAGGCGCTCCCGGTTGGTCAGGCATCGCCCGAACTCATCCCGGTGATGATGGATTTGCTCAAGTACGGCGTGCAGGCGTTCAAGGCCGCTCGACCGCTTGAGGGCAGCATTGACGCAGCGGTGGAACAATTGAAGATGGCTGCACAGCAACCGCGTGAGAACCCGGAAGCGCAACGCGCACAGATGGTCGCGCAGGCCGAGCAGGCAAAGGCGCAGATGATGATGCAAGTTGAGCAGGCGAAGTTGCAGCAGGCTTCGCAGGTCGAGGCGATGAAGGCGCAGAACGACCAGCAACTTGAATCGCTGAAACAGCAGTTTGAGGCGCAACTTGCACAACAGAAAATCGCCGCCGAACAGCAGATGGCGAAGTACAAGGCAGACTTGGACGCTGCAACCAAAATCATGGTGGCACGCATCTCGGCTAACCCCGGCCTCGACATCCCCGCTCTGGAGCAGCAGCAAGCCGTCACCGAGCGCGTCATGCAGGACATGGGCGGCGAGGTAAGGCAGGCCATGCAGAATCTCGTGGCGCTCTACGGTCAGATGGCATCGTCCAACGACGAGAACATGAAGGGCGTTCGCTCTGCCCTTTCGACGCTGACCGCCCCGAAGCGCATCATTCGTGGCCCTGACGGTCGGGCTGTGGGCGTGGAGGCGGTGCAGCAGACCCTTGAACTGGAGCCGCGACTGCAATGATTACGACGACCAAAGGGATGATGGACGAAGCCCTGCTGGATAAGCGCGAGGGCGAGGTTAACAACGACCACGAACATACGCGGTGGGTTGAGTATTGGCACGAAGGCGAACTTGTCCATCGGTCTGTCCATGTCCACCTGAAGGAAGCCCCGGCGCTGTTCCCCGAACTGGAGAAATTTTGATGGCTAACACGCAGGCAATGTGTACCTCGTTCAAGGTCGAGATTCTGGGCGGTGTACACGCCATCGGCACGCCCCCGACTCGCGGCTCGACTGCGAAGGACACCTTCAAGGCTGCGCTTTACGAGGCCACCGCCACGGTCAACGCTGCCACGACCGCCTATAACGCCTCTGGGGAGGTGTCGGGCGCAGGGTACAGCGCAGGTGGCATCACGGTAACGAACGCCACAGCGCCCACCTCAACGGGAACCACGGCGTATTGGACACCTTCTGCCTCGCTGACCTACACCGGGGTGACGCTGACCACGGCGTTTGACGCGGTGTTGATGTACAACAGCAGTCAGGGTGACAAGGCGGTAGCGGT